GCGCCGCGCTTCTTCTCGGCCCTTCGGGCCTCGGGCAACAATAGAGGTACCAAGTCAATTGCAAATTCTAAAAAAATAAAATATAATAATACAAGTATAGGTTGTAGGGGTCCCACAAGTATACCCTTTATGCCAAGTCTTGTATAAACATAACCAGAAAATACTTGCTAGGTTTCAAAATTAATCCTAAAAAATTTTGCAGAAAATTTTTTGAAATGAAAATAGATATTGAAAAGATAAAAAAGCTACCCCCTGATGTCCGAAAAGACTTCATGAAAACGTTTTTACAATACCAAGAAAAAAGAAAAGAAGGCAAAATACATTCTGACTTCATGGCTTTTGTAAAACATATGTGGCCTGAATTTATAGAGGGATCGCACCACAAGATAGTTGCTGAAAAATTTAATCAGCTAGCTGAAGGCAAATTAAAAAGATTGATAATCAACATGCCACCCAGACACACAAAGTCTGAGTTCGCTAGTTTCTTGCTGCCCGCCTGGATGGTGGGTAGAAACCCGAAGCTCAAAATCATTCAGAGCACTAACACCA